AGCTTCATCTAGAACAGAACCTTGTAAAGACTCAGTTGGTGGTTTACAAGCCGTATATTTCATTAACTACAATGATTCAGCATCATTTGCATCTGAAGATGCTGATGGTTTAATCACTTCATTGGGTGCATCTACAACGGTGTACAAATATGATTTGAAAGGAACATCAACATATACAGAAACTGTTAATACTTCTCGTGAGAACGGAACTACTGCATTTACGCAGGAAGTTGTTCTTAACTTAAAGAAATTGACAAACGCAATGACTAAAGAATTGAAAGTTTTAGCTTACGGAAGACCGAGAGTTATCGTTTATACAAATGCAGGAGATGCATTATTAGTAGGACGTAGATTCGGTGCAGATGTAACTGCTGGAACTATTAGTACAGGTGCTGCATTGGGAGACCTTTACGGATACTCTATTACCTTAACAGGTTTAGAGCCTCTACCGGCAGCATTCTTATCTGGCTCAACCACAACAAATCCATTCGCTGGATTAAGTGGTTCAATCACAGTAGCAGCAGGACAAGTAGTGTAATCGAAATATACGATGTAATAAAAGAGGTGTTCAGTAATGAGCACCTTTTTTTATGCTAATACTATAATAAACCAACTTAATATAAGTTTGTTATATAGAAGATACAATCTAAATACGAGATAATGATTACTTATTATATATCAGCTTCAAATAATACTGCATTCAGATATACTAATCCTTTAAGTTCAGGTTCGTTGCAGTTAAGTTTGACTAATATGCTTACTTATTCTACATCATCTATAAACTTACCAACATCATCTTATATTAATTATTCAGACCAACAGATGATTAGATTTAATTTTCCTATTATATCGGGTTCGGAAGTTGGTGATGAGTACAAAGTAATTCTTTATGATACTACAGGTTCTCAATCTACTATACAATACAAAGGTACTGTAAATGTATTTGCTCAGCAGAGTTCATCTTATTTTGTATCTCAATCACAAAAGGTAAATTATACAAATCAAAATGATACATCGTTATCATACACTTCTTCAAATGAATACATAATATTATAATAGATGGAAGATAAATTTAAACATAACTTTAAGGTAGTTAATTTAGCAAGACACAATGTACCTATAATTACAGAGGATATTAAAACTCGTCAGAATTGGGTGCCTGTTGGTATATACGAACAAGATGATTACTTCCCTTTAATAGAAGAAGCATATCAAACATCAACAACTAATGCTGCATGTATAGAAGGTATTGCTGATTTGATTTATGGTGAAGGTATCTATACTAAAAACCTTACATTTGAAGAAACATTAAAAAAGATTATTAATGGTAATTGTGCTAGAAAAGCAGCATTTGATTTAAAACTATTTGGTAATTCTGCATTTCAAGTTGTTTGGAATGATGAACATACACAAGTAGTTCGTATATATCATACACCTATTCAAACTTTAAGAGCTGAAAAGATATATGATGAACCACAAATTCAAAATTACTTTTACTGTCACAATTGGTATGACCAGAAAGCAGTAAAGAATAAAAAGAAAATACCTGCATTCGGAACATCAAAAGAAAAGATAGAGATATTTTATTTAAAAGGATATACACCTGGTAAATACTATTACTCTTTACCTGATTGGATTTCAGCATTTCAATTTGCACAATCAGAAGCAGAACTATCTAACTTACATTTGAATAATATTGAGAATGGGTTCTTACCTTTAATTGCAATTAACTTAAATAACGGAGTTCCACCAATTGAAGAAAGAGATATAATTGAAGACCAGATAACATCTAAATTTACAGGTACTCGTAATGCAGGTAGATTCTTAATTACATTCAATGATGACCCTATTAACCAACCTGTTATCAATGCAATACAAACTGAAAACCTACATGAGAAATATCAGTATGTTGCTAAGTACGCACAAGATAGAATCCTTGTAGCACATAGAATTACTTCTCCATTACTATTTGGTATTCGTACAGAGGTAAATGGATTTAGTTCTAATGCAGATGAGATGGCAATGGCATTTAGTATTTTACAATCTATGACAATTGTACCATTCCAAAATTTATTGTTAAGTGGTATAGAAGATATTTTAGAAAGTGGTGGATGGGAACAAACTGATTTATATGTAGAACAGATAATGCCTTTATCAATTGTAGCACAACAATCATCTGAAAGTGGGCAAACTACTGAGGAAATACAGAATGATGTAAACGAACAATCACAAGTAGATGATTCTGAATCTGTTATTGATTCAACTCAATTGAGTGATGATAAATATATTAGAAGAAATTCAGCTTTCTTTAAGAGAGATTACGAATAATAATTGTTAAACAACAAAAGATAAAGATATGGCATTTGCATTGTTTATAAGCAGAAATGATTTGATTAAAAATACTCCGTTAGGTGGAGCAATAGATGCGGATAAACTAATTCCGTTTCTAAGAACTGCTCAAGAAAAGTATCTCCTAAATTTATTAGGTACAATACTTTACGATAAATTACAAAGTGATATTACATCAGGCTCAGTAACAGGTGATTATAAAACTCTTTTAGAAGATTATGTTAAACCTACTTTAATATGGTATGCTTGTACAGAGTATATACCTTTCTCTTCAATTGATTTTAAATCAACTGGTGCAGTTAAGCATATATCAGAACAATCAACTGCTCCAACTAAAGTAGAATTAGATTACTTAAATACAAAAGCATTAAATAATGCAGATTATTACGCAACTAGAATGCAAGATTGGTTGCAATCAACATCTGATAAAGGAGGAATACCAGAATACCTACAGGTAACAGGAGACCAAACAGAAGTTTATCCTGATAAATCATCACAATATTTTGGTGGAATACATTTTTAATAAACTATTATGGGAGTAGATATAACGGCAACATCTAATTTTTGTGTATATTATGTAATGTTAGACTATTGGAAGACGATTTTAAAGAATCATCCTTCTATTGGTTTTGTAACACATGGAGATATATTCTCTACAGATGTTAAAGAATTCCCTATGTATCCTCTTGCTAACATTTATGTTGAGGATGCTACAATGACTCCTAAAACGATGACATATCGTATTACATTAACTCTTGCAGATAAAGTAAAGTTGATTAATGTAGATTCAATTGATAATAAAAACAAACAAATTATACCATACGAAGGTATAGATGATTTAGATGATATATACTCAAACACAATTGGTATCATTAATGATGTATTAGCATTCTCATATAACTTTGGTCAATTTGAAATTGGAGAAATAAAGTGTGTTCCATTTGTAGATGAGTTTGATAATGGATTAGCAGGATGGGTAACTTCATTTGATGTTATAGTTCCTAACGATTGTTGGAATCAATGTACATTTAATTTATTAGGATAAGATGACAAGAAGAGAAGCTATTGCTAAGATAGTTCCTGTAGTCAGACAAAATGTCATAAATAACCTTAACGGTAGAAACAACAAAGTCATTCGGACAAGAATGGTTGGTAATCAAAAAGTTAAGGTATATAAATACCCATACCCACGAACAAGAACTTTACTTAATTCTATAAAGGTAGTTCAATTAAAGGATACTATATTTGTAAGTTCTGTTTATTATGGTTCTTACTTAGATTCAGGAACAAGATTTATTAAACCTGCTAGACCATGGTTTACAGATGCAATAACTAAAGGAGTAGAAGATACTTTAACTGCTGAAATGGAAAAAGCATTGGGTGATGAAATATTAGCAATGCTCCGTTCATAACAAACCCAATTGAGGTGGTTAAATAATAAAAGATTAGATGGCAGTTTTTATTATTCAATCACCCGCAAGTGCTTCATTATCACAATCACCCGTTGTATATAATGTTAGTTCATCAACAGATTTAGGACAACCACAATTCCAATATAAATTAGATTTATATTATTGGACAGGTTCTATATCAAATTCAGGTTCTACACCATCATATACATTATCTAAATATCCTAATCAAGCATTAGTTGGTATCTTTGATGTATCTCGTATAGTAAACTCAACACTTACATCAACTGCTTTTGAAAATCCATCAAATACAACATGGATTAAAGGTGATGCATACTACAAATATTTTATTACTGCAAGTAGTACATATGTAACATCATCACATCTTCAATCAAAACCTACAATTGCATTAGATGGTTATGCTTTATCACCATCTTTAATTAATTTTAATCTTTTACCTGTAGAAACATATTTCCCATTCTTAACATCAGGTCCTTCTTCACAAAGTGTTTACTTAGAAAGTCCAGGTGAGTTGGGTGTATATAAAGGTAATATAGCTCAAACTAATATTGCAACTTCAGTAGTTTATAGTGGTAGTAATGGAAGTAATGGAGTTTATAACTTAGTTACATCTACTAACACAACATCTACACAAATAGAAAGAGTACCATTCTCACCAGGTCAAACAGGTTTTCCATTAACAACATTAACAACAGGTCATACATACTCAATACAAGCATACTCAGGCTCAGTATCGTTAAGTCCAAAAATAAATTATAGTATAGATTGTAGAAAGATATATCCGAATGTAAGAGTTATGTGGAAAAACAAATACGGACAATTCGACTATTATAATTTTAATGGAGTAAATAGAGAAACATTTAATACTAAAACACAAACATATCAACCAACGGTTGGTACTTGGAATTCAAGAACACTATCAGTTGGTGCAAATGAATCTTCTATTTTAAATTATATTACTGATACTTCACAAACAATACAGGTCAATACTGATTGGTTAGATGAAGAGTATAATGATGTATTCAAACAACTATTAGTTTCAGATGAAATCTATTGGTTGTATAATGAAAAGACTAGTGGTACAGATGTAAAACCATTAACTATTAAAACAAACGCATTACAATTTAAAACATATGTTAATGATAAGCAAATTCAATACACAATTGAATTTGAATTAGGACAAAGCTATAAGTTTATAATCTAATATGGGGCAAATTTCAACACAATCTTATAGAGCCAAATTAGTAGCTAATGGTATTATCCTTGATACATTTAATGATGAGGATTTAAAGATTAGTAATAATGTAACTAATCTATTTGATATAGGAACAATACCTGCTGAATTCAGTAGAACTATAATGTTACCTGGCACAAAAAAGAATAATGCATTCTTTGAGCATGTATATGATATATCGGTTGAATCACCTGATAACTTTGCAACTAATGTTAAAGTTCCTGCTTATTTAGATTTCGATGGTATATATGCAGTAAATGGATATATCCAATTAAACAAAGTTTCATTATATGAAAATAGATATATTGATTCATATGAGGTTTCTATGTATGGTTCTATATCATCATTCAGTAGAGATATTAACAGAGCATATCTAACAGATTTAACAACACTCTCACAGTACAACCATACTTCATCTCTA